GGGTACGCGAGATATAACAACGCCTAGAGATTCGGCATGCTTCAGAAATCCGCCGAAAGGGCCTGAGCCCATCTCACCGGCGCTGCGGCGCGGGGAGATGCCATGGTGAAAAAGCTTTGGGACTGGCGGTTGGTCGACCGCCGGAGTTTTTTGGCAATGCTTGGCGAACATGGTGACCCGCTCAAGGCTGCCGGAGCGATTAACCGGCCGTTGCAGCAGGCGTATGAATTGCGGGCGATGGACAAGGCGTTTGCTGCCGGCTGGCAACAAGCGGTCGCCATGGCGTGGGACCGGGTGGAGGCGCGATTGCTGGAGCGCTTGCTTGCCAACCCCCAGCCCGACGCGAAGGATGCGCCGGCGCTGGCGCGGCTGCTCGACACCAAATTGGTTATGGCACTGGTGCAGCAGCGGTTAGAACCGGTCAGGCTGCAGGCGGGTGCGGGTAAGTCGCCGCGGAGCGCAAGCGCTGAAGTGAGCAAGCTCCGCGCCGAGATCCGGGCGCTGGGTGGCAACCTGCCGAAAGACTGGCAGCCGGATTGAGGCAAATTTTGCGAGGTGCTGATGACATCTGGCGGGAGCGATTTAAGGGCGCAGGCATCAGTGGCGCAGCTGTTTGCAGCTCTAAGCGAAAAACGGCGCAAGGCGTTGCTCGACAGTTTTGGCGAGGATGCTGTGGTGTCGGCGCTGAGCGGCAGCGGCACGCTGCGGCTGGCGCAGCTGCCGCCCCCGGGCGACTGGGCGATCTGGACGATCCTGGCGGGCCGTGGCTTCGGCAAGACGCGCGCCGGGGCGGAATGGGTGCATGGGCTGGCAGCTGTCGCACCGCGGCGGTTCGCGTTGGTGGGGGCCAGCCTGGAGGCGGTGCGCGCGGTGATGGTAGAAGGGGAATCGGGCCTGCTGGCGCGGGCCCCTGACGGCCTTGGCATTGAGTTTCTGCCAAGCCTTCATTTGCTGAATTGGGAAAATGGCAGCCAGGCGCGGTTGTTTTCGGGGGCGGACCCGGATGGCTTGCGCGGTGGCCAGTTTCATTTCGCTTGGGGCGACGAGTTTGCGCATTGGCCTCGCGCGGAAGCGACGCTCACCAACTTGCGGCTGGCGACGCGGCTTGGCGCGCACCCGCAACTGCTATTGACGACGACGCCGCTTCCGCTGCCTTGGCTTCGGGCGCTGTTGATCGAACCAGGTGTGGTGGTCACTCGCGGACGCATGCGCGACAACCGCGCTAACTTGCCGGAAGGATTTCTGGCAGCGCTTCAGGCGCGGTACGGCGGCACGGCGGTGGGGCGGCAGGAGATCGATGGCGAGATCATCGATTCGCTTGAAGGCGCGCTTTGGAGCCGCGCGATGCTTGAAGCACAGCGACGGCAACCGGATGCAGTACCGCCCCTCGTTCGCGTGGTGGTGGCCGTCGATCCGCCGGCCGGCGGTGCTGCGGCGGTGTGCGGGATCGTGGTGGCCGGAATCGACGGCGAGGGTCGGGGATGGGTGCTGGAAGATGCCAGCCTGGCCGGCGCACGGCCCGAACTCTGGGCGCATGCCGTGGTGGAAGCGGCTGAGCGCCACGGAGCCGACCAGGTGATCGCCGAGATCAACAATGGCGGCGATATGGTGACTTCGGTGCTGCGCGCGGTGGATGCCGTGCTGCCGATCCGCGCGGTACGCGCATCACGCGGCAAGGTGGCGCGCGCCGAGCCTGTGGCAAGCTTGTACGCGCAGAATCGTGTGTTCCATATCGGTTCTTTCCCGGATCTGGAAGATCAGCTTTGCGGCTTGATGGCGAACGGGATTTTTAGCGGACCCGGCCGTTCGCCCGACCGGGCCGATGCATTGGTATGGGCATTGACAGCGCTGCTGCTCGGGCCGCGGCGCGAGCGACCGGGCATTCGCACGCTTTGACAACAGGAGACAGGCATGAATCTGGCGTTCTGGCGGACCAAGAGCCGCGTGGGGCAGGCACGGCAGGTGGGAGCACCGGCCTGGGCGACGCCTTGGACTGGCGGCGAAAGTTCGGCAAGCCCGCCCCGCAGCTATGAGGCACAGGTGCGTGCGGCCTATCTCGCCAATCCGGTGGCGGCGCGCGCGGTGAAGATGGTGAGCGAGAGTGTGGGCGGAGCGCCAGTGGTGTCCGAACCTGCTGGCCACCCGGTTCTGCGGCTGCTGGAAAGCTGCGGGTGCGGCGCATCGGGCCCGGGGCTGCTGGAGACGCTGGCGGCGCAACTTTTGTTGCACGGCAACGCCTATGTTGAAGTTGGATGCGGCGCCGATGGCCTGCCGGCGGCACTTTATGCGCTGCGGCCCGAGCGTGTCACGGTGGAGGTGGATGGCCGAGGCTGGCCTCAGGGATATGTTTACCGCGCTGGTGATGCCTCGACCCGTTATGGCGCGGATGCGCCGGATCAAGATGCCGGGCTGTTGCACATTCGAAACTTTCATCCGCTCGACGATCATTATGGGCTGGGATGCCTTGGGGCGGCCTCCGGTGCGGTGGCAGTGCACAATGCGGCGGCGCGCTGGAATCAGGCGCTGCTCGACAATGCGGCCAGGCCTTCTGGCGCCCTTGTGTACCAGCCCGGTGATGGCTCCACACTTTCGTCCGATCAGTTCGACAGGCTCAAGGCCGAGATGGAAGCGGGCTTTTCAGGCAGTACCAATGCGGGGCGGCCGATGTTGCTGGAAGGCGGGCTGAGCTGGCAGGCACTTTCGCTGACGCCGGCCGAGATGGATTTTGCCCGGGCACGCGATGCAGCGGCGCGCGAGATTGCGCTGGCGTTCGGGGTGCCGCCGCTGCTGCTCGGGCTGCCCGGCGATGCGACCTATGCCAATTACAAGGAGGCGAATGTAGCGCTGTGGCGGCTCACATTGCTGCCGCTGACATCGCGTATTCTGGCGGCACTTTCCGCCCACTTGCGGCACTGGTGGCCGGCGCTGGAACTACGGATCGATCGGGATGCAGTGCCGGCACTTTCGGAAGATCGCGAGCGGTTGTGGGCGCAGGTGTCGGCCGCCGGCTTCCTCACCGATGCCGAGAAACGGGGAATGCTGGGATTGGAGGCTGCACGATGACGACGATGCTGGAAGGGCTGGTGGCCCAGGCCGAGGCCGAAGGTGCGGCCCGGTTGACGCTGCGCGCGCTGGTGGAGGAGGCCAGTGAAGTGGGGGCCAAGCGTGCGCTCGAGCTGGTGGGGCTGATGGACGCCAGTGCAGGATCGGACATGGTGCAACTGCGCCAGCTTATCCAGGGGTGGCGCGATGCCAAGCGCTCGGCGATGTCCGCGGTGATCGCCTGGGTTGTGCGATCTGCCGTGGCGCTGTTGCTGCTGGGCCTCGCCTTCAAGCTCGGGCTTCTGCAGCAGGGGCGGGGCTGATGGCGGACTTGCGACTGGCTGGCTATGCCAGCGTTTTCGGCGTGGCCGACAAAGGCGGCGATGTTGTGCTGCCGGGCGCTTTTGCCGATGCCGGCGGGCGACTGCCGCTGTTGTGGCAGCACGACGCGAAGGAACCGATAGGGTTTGTGGAGAGCTACGGCGAGGACGCACGTGGGCTGCGCGTGGTGGCGCGCGTGATCGATTCCGGCCGCGGCGCACAGGTGGTGCGGCTGCTCGCGGCGCGGGCCATCGATGGCCTGTCGTTCGGCTACCGGGTGAAGGCTTCGCACCAGGACAGGGTGCGGGCGGTGCGAGCGCTGGAAAAGCTCGAGATCATCGAAGTGTCGGTGGTGACCTTTCCCATGCAGCCGTTGGCGCGGGTGCTGGGATTTTCCGTGGCAGAGGAGACGGCGAATGGACTATGAATACAAGGCTGAACCGCTTGAGGCGGTATTTGGTGATGCGATGCCTGCGGGCGGCGAGGCGCCCGCTATTGCTGCACTGCGCAGCGAAGTGGGCCGGCTGGCGGGGCTGGTGAGCTCGCGACCCGTGGAGCGACCGGCCCTGGCAGGTGCAAAGGTAGCCGCCAAGGCAGCCACTGGCAGCGATTGGCTGCGGAAGGGTGGTTTTGAGGGCGGTACTGAAGTCAAGGCGGCGTCGATCGGCACGCCGGCCAAGGGCGGGATGGCGGTGCCGACCGAGATCGATGCGGTGATTGCACGGGTTCTCCAAACCGGTT